ATTGCCTCTAACGTTTGCGGTGCCAGTAATCAACAAGTTACCTGTTAGTGTACCACCTGTATTTGCTAAATCTGAACCAGCCGCATTAGCTGCCGCATTAGCGGTATTCCAAACTGTTTGCAAAGTGATTGCATTAGCTGCATACCAACCACCTGCTGTACTACCATCATGTACTGTGACTTGATTTAATGTAGTATCAACAATCAATTCACCAGAGGCGCCAGTAATACTAGCAAGGTTACTTGTTGTATATCTTCTAAATTGTAACGTCTTTGACATTTTTTAACCTTTTATGTATTTGGATATTCCGTAATGGTAGTATTAATGGTGAATGGTCCAGAATTAGCCGTTTCGGTTGACATATCTTCCACACCAACATCAGTTCTTAAATCATCTGAACCAGTTTCTGATGACAAATCTTCAAATACATCACCGTAAACTGGAGAAACAACAATTTTAGCAAGTTCAATTGGTACAACTTTGTAGTTTAAAAACTTTCTGGTTGCTTCTGATGTTTGGCCAATAATATTTTGATTTGAAACAAAATTGCCTGTCAGGTCAGAAAGAACCAAATTGTAGTTTTGATATGAAACTACTTTACCAGTTGCTGTTGCAAATGAAGGTGATGTACCTTGATATGCAATTTCACCAATCTTATATTTTCCTGTGCCGACTTCATTCATTTCAAACAGAACATTATGTTCATCATCTATATTATTGTATATATTTGTGATGGATGTTTGAATTAAACCAACATTGTCATTAATGACACCAAAAATAAAACCTTTAACTGTGAAGTTTAAAGTCCAAATAACCATTCTGGTATCTGAATCTCTATCACCTTCATAAGTTACATCATATGTGGTGTTATTTAGTACAACAGGTACTTCTTTTATGATTCCCATTTCTGGAATCATGTTAACTTTTATCGTATAATCTGGTGAAAAATATGGTAAAATATGTTCTATAATTTGATTGCCATCTTCAATATTACGAACATAAAGATAAAGACTAAAATCAAAGTTATATGGTACTGGTGTATATTGTGAGAGGTATTGTGAACCTGTATATGCAAAGTTCTTTATATTTGTTTGTTGTTTACGGCTTGCGTCATATGAAATACCGTTCATCTCATATGACATACGTGGCAAAGCCATTTGAATCTTTTTATCAAGGTTTGGATCACCTTGTAGACGCATTACATACAATTCTTTTGTTGCATAATCCAATGGAACAATAAATCTTTCTTGTTCTGTTTCATCTGGATTATAACGAATCAACGTAATGTTATCAAACAGATTGCCAAAAGCAACTGTTAGTTTACGAATCATTCTATTGTAAGTGGTATTAGACATTATAAACCACCTATCGGATTAGTCTCAGATGTATTTAATATCGCAGAAGCTGAACTACTAATTAAACTATTATCATATGGTTCTTTTACTGCTGGAACTTCTAGAGGATCGTATGTTGTTACAACATAACTTGCTCCACTTGTGTTACCAATAACTACTTGTCCGTCTGCAAACACACCTGAAATATTGGTTACTGCCATTTGTGATGCAGATGGAACCCAAGATTGAATTGTAGCCACAGCTGTTGCATTGGCGTAAGTATTATCAGGAGATTGAAATACCAATTCTTGTAAATTGTATGTTCCCGAACCAGTACCAGTATTCAAATGTATTGTGTAAGCCGAATCATATACAACAATGTCAATGTCCGGTATACCAGTAGAAATAACTTCTTGTGAGTATTTGAATTTCTCTAAATCCAATTCATAAAAATAAGGCAATTTTCTACCCAATTGAAAAAAGTCTTTTGTTTGATTGGTGAATTTAATCTCATAAAGTTCACCTTGGCCATTCAAAATTGGAATATAGATTAAATCACCTTCACGTGGTCTTGTGAATGTATTTTGTGGTACTCTTTGACTGAAAGTTCTTTTAGAAACAATCACTGAAACTTGATTGCGAATTTCCAAACCAAACTTGGTAAACATTTCTCTGTCGCCATTATATTCTGTGGCATTAGAAAGATACATTTCCAACGGAAAAGCGGTATTAAATTTCTTAACCGGATCTTCACCATAAAGAAGGTCACGAGCTGCATCGTTATCATTAGGAAGATAATAAGCATTAAAACCCATAATTTTTATGGATTCTACAATTAAGTCTTCAATGATTTTTTGGTCTGGTCTAGACCCATAAAGATTAAAATATTGACTTGTTGCCATGTTAGTTCAAGAACCATTCTAGCGGACCGCCATAGTTTTCAATCATGTCTTTCTCTAATCTGGCAATTTCTTCCATAGCTTCATCATAAGTTTCTTTGCCATTTAATGTGACACCACCAGGTAGTTGTAGTCCACCAAATTTTTTCATGTTCTCACCCCAAGTTCTCTTAATGAGTGCTGTGGCATATTCTTTTAACCAACGGTCATTCCATACATTTGGATACTCATTCGGATCAATTGCACCATAACATTCTGATACAACAACTTGACCCACACCTACTTCGTAACCACTACCCCAAGCCCAATCAATATACAGTCTCTGCATATTACGTACAAAACGAATAGGAACTTCACCAGTGAACTGTAGTTCCAAAGAACGTAAGTGTTGTTGAGTTAATGTGTAATTGATGTAGGACGCAGAAGTAAAGTCATACAACTCATTTAGACGCAATTGGTATCTCAAGTCAAACATATTTATAGTTGCTTGAGAATCAGTCAAAGGAAAAATACGGGTGATACCAAGAATACTTACATTGTTACCGTTTGCATCTGTAGCTTGAGATGCATCCAGATATTGGTGAGCAATGTCATCTGCGGTAACATAGTGAATCCAGTAAAATTTTTGTGCACCATCAAAGTGGTAGTCTTGCCAGTATTGAATAGCATCATCAATACGGTCGGATACTTGGTCTTCATCTACGTTGATATCAATGACAGGCGCACCCAGTCTACGTAAACAATAATTTGTAAAGTCTTGTCTATTTAAAATTGGTGCTGAAGCCATGCAAAAATCTCCTGTTATTCCCTATTTATCTATTAGATTTTTAGGGGACCAGGAAACCTCTCTCCTCCATCTTTTACAGCAACCAACCACGCACTTGTGACACACACATTTAGACTTTTCAACCAATCATTTGGAAAGTGTGTTTCTCTACGATATTCTTGGAATCTAATAGATTTATTATCTATAAAACCAGCCAAATATGCATCTGTGTAATACAAGAAACTGTTTTCATTCCAATAACTTACATGAGTTGGGTCTTGAAAAGCACCACGACCATCGGTACTCGGTACTTCAATAAATGCCCAACCACCATGTGCCAATACCCTATGTATCTCACCCATAATCTTAGTCTTGTCGTGCAAGTGTTCTAAGATATGGCTTGCATTTAATACACCAACTGAATTGTCTGGTAAAGGAATACCATTGTTTAAGTCACAAACATAATCAGCAGTATCTCTAAGGTCAACTGTTGTATAACCTTCATATGGATTTAACCCACCACCAATGTCTACACACAATAAACCTTTATCTTTGGCATCTTTTTCTGCCAGAACTCTCGCATATTGTCTTTGTAACTCTACAGTTTTGACTTGAATGGCTTCATTTCGTTCAAGGAAAGTATTATCTCCCGTGATTCGATATATGTATAAGACTTTTGGTACACGAACCATCTTTGTGTGTAAGTAGGTTCTGATACACAATTCATGGTCATCACAGATAGAAAGTTCTGAATTGTGACCACCAATTTCTTCATATACAGTTTTACGCCAAGAACGAACGTGGTCTGGTGCAAACCAAATGTATTGTAATGCTTGACTTGTTGGTTCAAAACTTTTCATTGCATGAAGTTCTTGACCTTTCCAGTTGAACATTTCAAATGTCCATCCGTTACCTTCATCATATGGTACAAACTCATTCTTCATGTGAAGAACTGCATTGTCACTATAAACAAAACCAACTGTATCGTCTTGGTAAGCTTTGTTCAATTCTTCTAAACAATCTGGTGTGATTAAGTCATCATGGTCCATTTCAACCAGAACATCGCCTGTGGCCAATGCAAATGCAACTCTCTTTACTGCACCAACATTACTGTTTTTATCTTCTGTTCTAAAGATTTTAACTTGCCAGTCATCTTTTATAATGTCTGGAATGTTTTCGATAACACAATTGTTATTTAAGAATAATACCCATTCCCAGTTTTCATATGTTTGATTTCTAATAGAATCATAAAGTTCTAATAAAAACTTAATATTGTTTGGATTATGTTCGGGTGTTATTAAACTAAACTTCAAATTTTTCATAATATTAATCAAAGAAGAACAAGTGTGTTAATCTACCAGTTTCATTATCTTGGCCAAAGTAATTGCCTGCCGAATGAATGCTTTGTGCATCCATAATCACAAGTCTATTATATAAATTGCCTGCATCGGCAATAGTTTCAAACTTGGATGCATCATAGAAACCTCCTGCAAATGCACCTTCTATGTCATCATCACTCATGTGCATAGTTCCGTTTAACCTGGACCGATGCAGTCTTGTTCCTGAATCTACTGGTGCATTGGGTGTTAGATAAATCATTGCCGCCCACTTTTGCAAGTCATGGTGGTAAACCTGTGGGTCTTCTGCCGTTACAATTTGAAAACAACCATTATGTCCGTGTTCTTCCCAATTGTTAATCTTTTCACCAATAATAGATTCAAATGCTTCTTTTATGCCATCAAATCTAAATGGACCTGAGCGTTGTCCTTTATAATACTGAATATCTCTTTTGTATTCAGCTTGAAGTGCAATTTGTCTTACTTCATCTGGATTAGTATAAAAGTTGTCAACAACAAATAGTTTCTTTTTCATGTTCACATTTACATAAGATATTTTAGGTGGGTTCAATTTGTCTAACGCATAATTATGTAGGTCTTGTATTCTGGTGCCACCATCATGGTACATTGAACGGTCTATCATAACAACATATCTTGGAAATGCACAAGTTCTTTCCGGCTGAATCATGATTGATGTATACTTTAACATACTTTCATAATCACCCAACTCATTATATGTGTGTGCTAAACCCCACCAGTGGTCATTTCTTCCTGTGGCAAATCTGTCTGCATCAAGAAATGTTTGTATTGCTTCATCAACATCACCAATAAATTTCAAACATTCGGCCGAAAATATCTTGGCCATGTAACACATTTCATCTTCACCTTGTACATTTCTATGGAATACGTATTCGTTGAAATAGTAAATACAACGTCTGGCAAACTCTTTTCTTTGTGTTTCACCTAATGGAAATGAATGTTCTTGATATGCATCAAAGTAACTTTTACCAATGTACCAAAAATGATACCAATCGGTTAGTATAGAGTTTTCTTTAATCATCTTTTCTTCTAAGATGAGTGCATCAGAAATAAATTTGGTTGGATTTGACCAACTCTGGCCTTCATTGAAACCAATTTGTCTGATTGTTAATGGTAAATCTACACGTTGAAAGTTTTCACCTGTGACGCCATCATCAAGATAGATTGTTTCGTGGCACGGATCATGGTTGAAACGCCATTTCAATTTGGCATTCCACATCCATGCACGATAATAAACACTTGAACCTGCTACTGCTGGTATATGAAATGATTGTATTGAAGTATCATCAAGTAAGGACCAATCAAAGTCATCATCGATTTCTAAGACTTCATCACAATCCATCTTAAGAATCCAATCACAACCGTGTTCAATATTTTGTGTATATTGAATTAAGTGGTCACGATTCCAACCAAAGCCAACCCATCCTTCTTCTACATCGTAAAGAACACCTGGTATTTGTTTTTCTGTAAAGAAGTCTTTAACAATTTGGTCTGTACCGTCTGTTGAACCGTTGTTTTGTATTACGAAATAATCAATATATTTGTAACATGATTCCAACATTCTTCTCATCACCGATGCTTCATTACGAAACATGGTGGTCATAACAATTTTCACCTTCTTCATTTTATCTCCACTTGGGCCCATCAAACCATGCGGCTATACTGTATCTTTTTCCTTTGGTTACTTTGCCTGCCTTGTGTCTTAACATTGAAGGAAAGAATATAGCAGTTCCTTGTTCTCTGACATCTGGGTCAAGTGATTGAGTTGCTTCTGTGATAGTAAAATCTCCACCCTCATAATCAATATTTGGGTTAGATAACTGAATGACACAGGATAATTTTCTGTGATAATCTGGATCATTATTCAACCAAAATACATCGTGGTGTTCTTTATATTCACCTTCATATGCTGCATCATATTCAGCAAACTGAACAAACTCTAATTTGGAAATGTGAACGTTGAAGAAGTCTCTGTTGGCTTCAATAGCCATTTTCCACAAGTCATCAAACAACCAAGTGAAATTTGGGTCTTTGTCACTTAGAAATGTGACTCTACTTTTGCGAATAGAAGTATCTACTGCTGTACTGATACCATTAACGCCAACAACGGCATCTTGAGATGGTAATTTCAATGCATCATTTATAAGTTTATAACAAGTATTAGCATCATAACGATGCTTAAAATAACACCACTCACCCTTCATAACAACCTCACAATTTTGAATTCAAATAATCTATTTGTGCCTTTTGCTCTTTCAATGCTTCAATCAAAAGTGGTACAACTCTTTCATACATAACGGTCAAATAATTTTCACCAGAAATGCTGTTACCATATTTATCTGTGTCAAAGGGAGCCTTTTCAATGACTTCTGGTAACACATCGTTAATTTCTTGTGCAATCAAACCAACTTCACGTTCGTTTCCTTGATAACCAAACGACCTAGCCAAATCATTTTTAGTGTAGTAAACACCATTCAATGTCATAACTTTTTCAAGTGCTTGATTGATTTTGTTTATAATATCTTTTAGTCTACCATCAGAATAGTATGCAGTGATATTACCTGTTGCTTGAATTGTACCTGTTGGTCCAGCAGATGTATTAACACCTAAAGCTGAAACTTGTGTTGGTGCCGGACCAGTTGGGCCTGTTGATCCTTGTGGTCCCTGAGCACCAGTTGGGCCTGGACTGCCAGTGCTACCTGTTGGTCCAGTGGCTCCAGTTGGACCTGTAGGTCCTGGTGAACCTGTGGGTCCAGTTGGTCCAGGTGCTCCTTGATAACCAGATGGTCCAGTACCACCTTGTGGTCCCTGAGCACCAGGTGAACCTGTTGTGCCGGTTGAACCTTGTGGTCCCTGAGCACCAGATGTGCCAGCAGGTCCTTGTGTGCCTTGAAATCCAGAAGGTCCAGTAGAACCTTGTGGTCCTTGTGGTCCTGGATTACCTTGTGCACCGGAAGAACCTTGTGGTCCTTGAGCACCGGGAGAACCAGCTGGACCTTGTGTACCTTGGAAACCAGAAGGTCCAGTGCTACCCGTAGTTCCTTGTGCACCTGGTGTTCCAGTTGTGCCCGTACTTCCTTGTGGTCCTTGAGCTCCAGTAGAACCTTGAGGTCCTTGTGTGCCTTGAAATCCAGAAGGTCCTGTACTACCAGTAGAACCTTGAACACCGGCAGGTCCTTGTGCACCGGTTGGACCCTGAGGTCCTTGTGCACCAGACGCACCAGTAGGTCCTTGAGTACCTTGAAAACCTGCTGGTCCTGTACTACCAGTAGAACCTTGAACACCCACAGGTCCTTGTGTTCCTGCCGGACCTTGCGGACCCTGAGCACCAATAGTGCCAGCTGCACCTTGAGCACCTTGAACTCCTTGTGGTCCTTGTGCACCAACAGTGCCTTGAGGTCCTTGTGGTCCTAAAATGTTCGTTGTAGAACCAACCCAAACACCATTTGCTGCAACGACTGATGTAGTACCAACAGTCAATCCATTTTTAACTACAAAATTATTTGCTGTTGCCATTTACTTTTTCCATTAATTTTGCAATTGTTTGTTGTTGTTCTTTAATTGCTTCTACAAGAACTGGTATCAATTTGTGATAATGAACTGTTAGATAGTTTTGACCAGATTTACTTTTTCCATTCTCATCTACGTCAAAAGGAGCTGGTACAACAATTTCAGGTATATGTGTTTGAATTTGTTGAGCTATAACACCAACATGTCTTGTTAAATCTCTTTTGTAACCAAATTTTTCTGCATGTCTATTTTGACTAAAATAAATTCCACTCAAAGACATAACTTTTTCCAATGCACCATCAATATTGCCAATAATATCTTTCAGTCTTCTATCTGAATAATAAGCAATAATGTTACCTGATGCTTGAATCGAACCTGTTGGTCCTGCTGGTGCAGAACCTACACCAAGAGCGGATATGTTTGGTGTAGATGTTGTTGTTACACTTCCAGTTGCACCGGTTGGTCCAGTACTACCAGTGGGTCCTTGTGCGCCTGATGGTCCTGTAGGACCAGTAGAACCTTGTACACCTGAAGGACCAGGTGATCCAGTAGGTCCAGTGGAACCTTGTGCACCACTACCACCTTGTGGTCCTTGAAATCCTGATGGACCTGTACCTCCGGTTGAGCCGGTTGAACCTTGTACACCGGCTGGTCCTGGACTACCAGTTGACCCTGTTGTTCCTGTTACACCAGTTGTTCCTTGTGGTCCTTGGAAACCAGAAGGTCCTGTGCCGCCTGTGGCACCAGTTGATCCTTGAACACCAGCAGGTCCTGTACCTCCAGTTGCGCCTGTTGTACCTGTTGTGCCAGTTGGTCCTTGTGGACCTTGAAAGCCAGAAGGTCCGGTACTACCTGCACTACCTTGAACACCTTGAAAACCAGCAGGTCCGGTACTTCCCGTAACACCTGTTGTTCCTGTTGCACCTGTTGGTCCTTGTGGACCTTGGAAACCAGATGGACCTGTTGGTCCTTGAGTACCTTGAAATCCAGAAACACCTGTTGTTCCAGTGCTACCTGTAGTACCTTGAACACCTGAAGCGCCAGTTGGCCCCTGAGGACCTTGGAAACCAGATGGACCTGTTGGTCCTTGAGTACCTTGAGCACCAGGTGAACCTTGTGCACCTGAACTTCCTGGTGTTCCATTTGTTCCTTGCACACCGGCAGCGCCTTGAACTCCTTGTGGTCCTTGTGCACCTGGACTTCCTGTTGGTCCAGTATAAGAAGATGCTGCTGAAATCCAGACACCATTGGCTGCAATAACTGGAGTTGTACCTACAGTTAGTCCATTCTTAGCGACAAAATTATTTGCTGTTGCCATCTTACTTTAGTCTCTCTTCCAGAGATTCTATTTCTCTTTGTTGTTCTTTGATTGTCTCTATGATTAAAGGAATTAATAATTCATATTGTACTGTTAGGTAGTATTCTCCAGATTTGCTGCCGTCTTTTCCATCATTGTCAAATGGTGCACGTTTAATTACTTCAGGTAAAACTTTATAGACTTCTTGTGCAATTACACCAACATAATTTTTATTATTGGTGTATCCATATTTTCTTGCAAGTTCATTATTTTTATAAATGATACCACTCAAAGTGTATAATTTTTCAGCAGCATTTTTGATTATTTCAATGTTATCTTTTAATCTTATGTCTGAGTAGTAAGCAGTAATGTTACTTGTTGCAACAATATCTCCTGTTGTTCCATCGGCAGCAGTACCAACACCCAAATAAGTGGCTGTTGTACCTAATGTTCCACTAGGACCAGTTGCGCCTTGATATCCGGATGGTCCTGTACCGCCTGCTGGACCTTGTGCACCAGGAGAACCTGTTGGTCCTCCACCACCTTGTGCACCAGGTGAACCAGTTGGTCCTGTGGGTCCTTGTGCACCTGTTGGTCCGGGAG